TGTAATTTTCACCGCCTTTGCTTACTGTTTGATCAGCCGTATAAATAATGAACGGGCTTGAGGGGTTGCTCTGAACCCAAGCACCGCTTTCGTAAATATAAAAGACGCCAGTGTCTGCTTTGTACCAAACATCTCCGTCGGTCCCAGATCCCGGCTGACTATTTTGGTTGTAGTCAGGGACTGGAGATAAAAAGAAACGATCTGCGGTGATGTTAAATGATGCATCGGTCGCACTAGACCTAAGCCCGAACCCTGAGACCCGACCATTAACATCAATTTTAAATATGGCTTCGGCTTCTAAATCGTCATCATAAGTCCGACGTGCCTGCATCAATGTCTGAATGCTGGCGGTATCAGTGCCATCAGTAATTTGAACAGTTTTGACAACCTGAGCTAGTGGCAAGCCAATATTCCACACTGCATCTGGGTCATTCGATGCGTTGTAAACATCCATTGATGCTTTATCAACAATCGTCCCGTTATTATCAAAGGGCACCCCGCCGAGGGTCGCATAACCGATCTTTGCTTGTTCAATGTTTGTAATGCTGGCCGATACGTCAGTCATCGGCTCCCAATACGTTGCATTTGGAGGAGCATTGCCGGTCGTTGCTTGTTTCGCGATATAACCTATTCCTGACTGAACAACGCCATCGCCAGCGACATAGGATTTTGTGTTGTCATAGTTATCAGTCGCAGTTGCGCCCAAACTTACAATCAGCGCATCCTGAGTAGAGGCTAAAGCCGAATCTGCAGTGGATCTAGCTGTCGATTCTGAGTTGATAACCGAGGTCAGTGTATCGACCGTTTCCCAGTAGGTTATATTCGGCGGTGCATTGCCGGTGCTTGCCAGAATACATCGATAAACAATGCCGGACTGGACAACCTCGTCACCGACTACATAAGCCGTTGATCCGTTATAAGTGTCAGCAGTGCTCGCATCAAATCTTGCTAATAAGGCTTGCGATACTTGAGCCTGTGCCGCATCACCGTCTGCTCTTGCGCTTGCTTCCGTTAGAATATCTGCTTCAGCATCATCAACTCGCGCATCTAGCAAGTTGATCGTATCTGTTAACGCAGAATCAGCATCAGCTCTAGCGTTTTGTTCAGTTACGATAGATGCCGCATTGGTGCCGACAGACGCTTGCAACGTGGTGATGCTAGACGATAACGCGGAATCAGCATTGGCTCGGGTTTGCTGCTCACTAATGATTGACGCAGTATTGTTATCAATCAGCGATAACAGCTCTAGTCTTTGAGTGGCGATTGCCTCACGGTTGTCATTAACATCTGCTGAAATAGACAGACGAGCGAATGCGATGTCCTCTCGAAGAGCTTCTCTCGTGTTGTAGAGGTTGAGAATGTCTTGCAAAGACAGCTCACTGAAGTTTTCAATCTCTTTGTTAAGTTTGCGAACGTCTGTGACGGCTAAAGTGATTGACGGAGCATCTAATGTTTCAAGCTGTACTTCAGCAGCACCAACCCTAGTCTCCAGCCCGTCATATTCAGTTTGATCAACCTTTAACGTGATGCTGTTTTCTAGTGCGGAAATGTCAATCTCTGCGGTATCAAGGCGGGCATATACCCCGGTCCCGCTTGCGGTCAACGTGGTTAAATCAGCTTTCAGAAGGATTGCTGATTCAGCCGCATCAATATCAACCTCTGCCTGAGAGATCCTAGCCTCCAAGCCTATATAGTCCTCGAACGTCACTTCATCTAGCTGAGCCAAAGCGATCTGGTCGTTGACGTATGTTTGCGTTGCTTTTAGATTGATCTCGGCCTGCTGTGCATTTAGCGTAATCTCTGCGGTCCCGATTCGGGATCCCAGCTCGTTGTAGACATTATCGAGCGCCTGAATGCTGACCTCGCCAGTATCAGGGTTGACGGTAATGCTTGCGTCACGAATAACGCTATTTTGTCGATCAGCATCTAAGGTCGTGCGAAGCAAAACCTCGGCTAGTTGCTCTGAGTTTATGTCTCGTTGTCGGCCAAACTCTTTAACTTCCTCCAGATCGACTTGATTGACATAGGTGCCATCCAATATGTCTTGAACTGAGTTATTGATGTCAGCGATGGTGACTGTGAAATCTGTTTCGTCGACTTTGCCTGCGATCGTATTTTGGAGGCTAGTATCAAGTGCCGTTAGCGGCACGATGTTATTATTGAAATCTGCTGTTGCTAGGTAGATGCTCGTGCCAGATCCAGCAGCAGTCCACGCGCTCGCATTAGTTGATCGGTCAACCGATCGGAGCCAATAGTATCTAGTGATCTGACCGCTAAATCCGTCGTGGATAAATTGCGTGCCAGAGGTTCGGCCAATCGACGTAGCCGATGGCTCGTCATTGGTTGAATTAGCCTTGATCTCTACATAATAGAAATCTGCATCAGCAGGGTTCGTCCACTCCAAAACAATCTTCTGAAAGCCGCCTGCTACAGAGATGCCGGTTGGTGCTGCGGGCGCTGTTGTATCAACCGCAGGGCTGACCCCATTGGCAGTAACCGCCGCAGACCTAGCCCCGATTGAATTTATAGATCGGAGGCTGATGTCATAGGTTGTCGATGCATCGAGGTTCGTTATTTGATATGACGTACCGCCAGTGATAATTGCAGTTGTCGATCCACCGCTAGGCGTCCACGAAAGCTCATAATTGTTGACAAAAGAGTCTGTGCTCGCGTCCCAAGAAACATCAATGCCGGAAATATAAGTGCCATCGTTTTGATCTATCGCAGCACCAGTCGCTACCAGATTGCTCGGAGCGCCTACCGTGAATGGGTCAGGCAAATTAGTATCTGGATACGTTACCTCTTGCGCTGAGCTGTCATAGGGGTAAACCGTGGCATCATATTCGAGCAAAGTAAGATTGCAGGTGCCGTCATAATTAAGGGTGATTTCTTCGATCTGAAAAGGCTTAATAGATGCGCCTGTCCATCCGGGCGTAGGATGCTCAATGCTTACTACATCCCCGACCTGATAGCGTATCGCTTCGCTGCTAGTCTTAATGCCAACTCGCATCGCATTTCTTGATCGTAGCAACAAGATCCGAGCAAAATCTCGAGCGATGTAATAATTAGTGACGGTCTCCATCTCAACCGTATCAACGAGCAACGTGCCGTTGTCTTCGGCTAGATAGTCTGTTTCTTCTTGCGATCCAGCATCAGGCCAAATCGCTTGATCAGGTTGGTAATCAACTTGGGCATTTGGGAATCTAACGATAACGCGGTTGAATTTCTCCTCTTTGGTTTCGCCCTTGATATTGATGCCGCCGATAATGGTGTCAGTATCAAAGGTGAAAAGGCTTGAGGCTGACTTATCGATTCTTAGCGAATACTGCCCTTGGGTATAAGGCAAGAATCCACGGCAACTGAGAAGCATCTTTTGGACGTTGTCAAAGATGTTCGATCCAGTATCTAAGACGTAATTGCACTGAAACAACTTGCTTGATGTGCCGCCCGAATAGAACGTGGCAGACTGATCGCAATCATTTGCCGCCGTTTGGAATGAGGCCGTGTCAATAGCCGACGATGGCAATCCTTTCCCGTATCTCGTGTTTGTCAGGTAGTCATAAAGACACAGAGCAGGGTTGTTAGAGTAGGCAGTTGTGCTCGTTCTCGGATCGAATACCTTGCGGCCTTGGACTACGCAAGTGATATCAGGGACGCCAGAAAATGCCTCTTGGCTCCACTTCAATCGCATTGCGATATAGGCAACGCCTCTAAGTCTGTGGTTGGTTCCCCAGTTAGTATCAGCCTCTGCGAGCAGAGTGTCATAAGTTTGATCGTCAGTCCCTAAATGAACGTTGTAAGTAACCAGCCCCGAAAATCTCGCATCAGTGATCGGGGTATCGTCCAGCTTGATATTAGAGACTGAATTGATCTCGCCTTCACAAAGCACTAAAGCAATGTACAGATATTCGTTCGGATCACCGTAGAGCGCATCTCGAGTAGAAATAAAGACACGCGTGCCGCCCACTCTGCGCTCGCCATAGATAACGGGGATTGGCTCCACGTTGCTTTCTTTGTTGATCAGAACCCCAGCAACTCGGTCGGCGGCTTCTTTCGCCTTCTTCATTGCCTGACGAGTGGCTATATAACTGACCGCCGCAGAAGCGACGAAAACGGCTGCGAGAACCCAAAACGCCATTACTTACGCCCCCACTTCAAATCTTTAATGGTGGACGCCGCATACTCGAAACCTTCGTCACCGCTAAAATATAACTGCTGGGTGTTATGGTTCGTTTGCCTGCCGTTCTTCTTCTCGAAATCCTTCCAATGTGAGGCAGTCTCAACAGTTACGCGGCTTTCGGTTTCGGTATCTTCAATCGTGAAGTTAGTAATCAACCCGCTATAAACCAGAATCGGAGTGCCCACTACAGCGTCGCTAGAATCGATTACAGCGCGATATATGTCGACCGGCACGTCTATATAGTCGTTGTTCAGAAACACGCTGATATACGATTGTTCGACGCCTGAGAGGGTTATATTCAGAGACCCGACCTTTAGGTCTGCACTCTCGCTAACATCAGCTACTTCTAGCAAGTGTGAGCTAGATGTCCAAGTAACCGACAAAGCCGCCAAATCTCTATCCCAATCGGTAAACCGTAATGGCGAAGGGAAATCCAGCTTAATCAAAGTTGCTAAGTTGAACGAATCGCTAGCAAGCGCGGTGATGGTTGCTGCATCAAGTGACCTTGCCATTAAATCGCCTCGATGAAGTCAATCTCATAATCGACCAGCGAGGCTGAGGCCAAGCCATATTCTTGAACGTCATTAGTCAATCGGACTGTAAACGGCACCGAATCGTAAGTGACGCCAGCCCCTGATGATACTGAGGCCCGTAATGCTGGCTCAAATGACAATGTGCCGGGACCAGTTAGATCGGCTGTGATCATGTAAACTTTGCTGTGCGAGCTGAATTTAACCATATCGCCAGCCTTCAGAGTGCCGCTTAATGATCCAACGGCCACTGATGTATCCCCAATCGCTGCCGTAGCCGTTGTGACTACTGAGCCAGACGCAGTCCCGCTTTTAGCACTAATCTCAGGCAATACAATCTGGAATGTCTCAGCCATACCTTTTTGTGCCATCACGAAAGCCAAAATGGGGGCAAAATCGGAACGCTTCATGCGGGAGTAATTCGCACTGAACTCGAATCGCTGCCCGCCAATGTTCCTGACTTGCGTTCGGCCAGAGATGCTCTGGCTGCTCAAGTTATAGTGGACGCTGCGGAAATTGACCGCGCTAAATATAGGGTCTGATGGATATGTGCCGCTCATGCGAGTAGTTTCCTGCCTTTTTCACTGAACGCTTGCTGCATCATCGTGACGATCTGCCCACGCCTAGATTGTAGCAGGCGATCGAAGCCTTGAGTATCGTTTGCCTGAATAGCGAAATTGACCGTGACCATATTATTGTTACTGGACTCAGTTTCTCGCATTGCGGTCCGTAATTGATCATTTGAGGCTATTCGGCCAGACGTTCCCATCGTCAGTAATTCTGGGCCTCGCTCCCCGACTATGTATGATTGACCGCCCCTAACCTGACCACCTAATGCTCTACCTGTTAATCCAGCAATAGTTTGACCAGCGACAATCCCTAAAGAGATCGCACCCATGGCGCGAATTGCTGCTTGCGTGCTCAAGAATCCAGCCAACCCGCCTAAAACTGATGACTGAGCTGCCGCAGTTACTGCTGCCTGTTCTGTGCTGACAATAATTTGTGCCATTGCTAGAGCTTGTTGCAATGCGAACATTGCCTTGGCCGCTGCTGATTGTTCGCCAAAGGCTTGCTTAGTGATGCTTGTAAGCTGTCCCGCAGTTGCTTGCGCTCGAGCAATAGCCATTTGCTCTGCTGCCAGTCTGATCTGTTCTCTCAGTTGTTCTTCGCGTGTAATGATTTGCGTGATCTGAGACTCAGTTTGTTCAGTCAGATTGATTCTCGCTTGATCGTACATCATCTCAATAGCGAGAATGTCTTGCCCTTTTTGCTCCGCAGCTACAGTTGCGGCTAATCTGTCTTGCTCCAAAAGTTCTAATTGAGCCTCTAGGTTATCTCTCATGCGCTCGATTGGAGACATGCCTGCCTGCATTGCGGCATCTAACCGTCTTGCCGCTAATGTTTCTTGCCTCTGAATCTCTCGGTCTATAGCTTGATTGGCACGATCTCTTTCTTTTGCTTCAGCAGCTAATGCCTCCTTATTCTTTTTGCGTTTTTCCTCTTCTTTTTGCTTCGCTTCGATTAAATCATAAAGCCTATTTATTTCTGAAATTTGTTCGGGTGTAGCATTTTTTAGTCTTGCAATTTCTAAATCACGCTGACGGCCCACAAGACCGAAAAGCACGCTTTCTTCTTTTAGCCCAGAAATCAAATCAGTGATTTCGGGTTTAACCCCTTTGATTGCATCCTTTAGTTCATTTTGCTTTTGAGTCAACTCGGTCAAGATATTGACTTGGTTATTGTACTCGTCATTTAGCTCAGTGAATTCTTCAGCAACGAACATTTGCTCAATCGATTCAGCGTACTGATCAACTCGGGCCTTAGCATTTGCAACTATTCCCTCCTGCTTTTCTATTTCTTCATTTAATAACCTAAGTTGCCCCTGCAAAGTTCCCGTTACTGCTCTTTGCTGCGCTTCCGTTAGTTCATCAAATTCTTTTGCCAGATTTTTGGCTCTGTCCCCCATTTCTTCCATTGATTCGCTGGCGCCGAATAACGTACTTGCTAAAACTCCACCAATTAACGCACTGAATGCGATTACAGCACCAGCAACAGCACCACCCGAGCCGAAAATAGATGCAAGCTGTGGTCCTTGCTGACCTAGTATTACGAACGCGCTAGTGCCAGATTGAGCCTGAACCGCAACGTCTTGTAGCTGAAATGATAATTGCTGGGTTGCGTTTTTAGCCGCACCGAAATTCCCTCGTACTACATTAGATTGATTTGATAATTCTTCCTGCTCCCTAGCCGCTTGATCAGCAGCCTGAGCCTGTTGAATGAGGTTGTTTTTATATTCAAGTGCAGCTTTTGCTGCCTGTAATTGAGCCTTGGTTGCCCCGGCTTGCTCGAGCTTTAGTAATTTAATTTCATCAGCAGTTTTATTGACAGCCCTCCCTTCTAACACAAATTGGCTAATGAGTTTTTCTGTCTGATCTTTTAGACTTTTTGTGCTGCGAGCCGTTTCCTCGCTTTCTTGCCCCAATCTCTGAAGTGCATCAGTTGCTTGCTTGATGCCTTTTGATTCAACAGAAACAATTAATGATGCTACTTCAGCCATTATTTAAGGCCTCCCGAGAATGCAATGCGTCCATAGCCATTATCGCATCTATTTCAAAATTTGCTAACCATCCTTTGACGTGCATATAAGCCGTAAGCTCCGAAAAGCTAATTGGGCCTTGATTAGCGTTTTTCAGCTCAACATAAGTGAGCCAGAGATAGCGCAAGTCTTCCCGTAGGTCAGGGGCTTCTTGCAACTGTTTAGGAGGGGTGCCAGTGGCTTTTTCGACCTGCTTGAGATTTTCTAGGCGGCTGACCTTAGATCCTTTGTCATAGCCCGAGGCCCAAAATTGCCATTTGGCAAAGGTGCAGATGTCGTTGATCAGCCTGTCGTAAAATTTCGCCGGTTTGCCACGAATTGGTCAATCTGACTAGCTACACTTGGGGCGTTGGTATATAGCTCTTTAGCTTTTTCGGCAGAGAATTTCACCTCTTTGCCGTTGTCCATCAGACCCTTCCAGTCCATCGTGATTGCTACCAGCAGATCGATTTCACCGCCTTCCTTATCATCTAGGATGGATCTGTGATACTTCCTAATCGCATTTCTGTACGATTTAGAGTCTATGCCTTTTACAGTGATAAAGAAGTCAGTCAGCTCGTTGTCAATCGGACTTTTGATCTGTATCTCTGCGCCTTCTTCATGCGACTCAAGTGTGTAGAGTTCTTTTAGATCCATCGGCCCCTCGCCTTAGTTTCTCGTTATGCTGCTGTTCTAGTAATTTTCAGGTTGGTGTCTTCGCCTGAATCATACAAAGCAACGAAGTCCAATGAGGCAGTTACCGCGCCCGGCCCGCCGACTTCTGGGTTGCCTGAGTTGTATTTAACATTTGGCAGATCGAAGGTGTAGTCATTCCCTGCTGCATCAGTCAAAACAAACTGGATGCTAGAACCCGTCTCATTAACGAACTTCTCAATCAATGAGGTGTTTTCCAGATAGACAGAAAGGGAGCCAGTGATCGTAGATTTAGCGATGGATGGCTCCAAGGTCGTATCATCTCCAACGACGTAGATCGCCTCCATGCCGTTATCAATGCTTAACTCAAGGGCTGTAACTACAGCGATGCCAGAGCCGCCTTCGCTAATTGTCCCAGTGAATGAATCAAAGGGTGCAGTTGTGGATTCTGCGCCATAGGTAGCCCCAACGATTGCTGACGTTGCGATGGTGAAGTCCTTGCCAATTACGCCGAATGATCCAGTAACCATTGAGTTAGGCGCGACTGACAGGCTCATGGTATTGAAATGACAGCCAGTAGCTCTCAGCCAGCGAGTAATATCCTCGTGGTGTCGCTCAATCGTAAATGATCGGCGGGTCGTTCCGGCCTTTAGGATATCGGTTGCCCAAGTTCCGCACATAACGGCCTGAATCAGGTCATCAAAGGAGCCATAGGAAAGCTCAATGTTGATATCCCCAGACACGTTTTTGTTGCCGTGACGGAAATGAGCGATCTGGCGATCTTCGCGCAGCTCCTCAGATTCAATAGCATCTTTGGATAAACCGACCGTGGTGCCAGTGTGACGAATAGGCGTGAAAGCCGGAGTTGATGGGGTTGTCCCATAAACGCTCTCGAGAATGTACGATAAATCGTGGCGAGAACCTGTTGCAATAGTCATAGTTGTTACCTCGGGGTCGCGTGGACCATATAGTTAATTGAGACGGAGATGACGTATCGGTCATCTTCGATGGTTGCGGCGGCTCTCGAATTATTGCCTAGACGCACCGTCACCCCATTATATACCAGATCAGTTCCCCTTTTGAAATGATCGGCAATCGCATCGGCTTTAGCCTCTGCCGTCCCCCGCCCTTTGCCTGTTGGGGCAAAGATGTCCACCTGATATATCCCTAAATGAGTGTCAATGCCTGCCGATCCTAGCCCTGATTGGTTAGCGGATGCTGGCAAGATATTCGGCCTCAAATATAATGTATTTTTTGTCGGCTTATAATTTGTGTTGGCCCAAGCGATAGGCGATGAGCCGGTCAGCGTATTCAGTTGGCTATCTAAAGCTGCGCTAATATCTGCGAAAATAGTGCTCATGGCAGCTCTCTGATTGCTTTGTTAATAGCTTCTTCAAACCTCAGAATGTTGACGCGCACCATACCGTTAGGCGCTTTCTGGCGGCTCCAGCCGTACTCAATAGGCCGGGCGTAGGGTAGATTGTTTGCCATATAGATCGCCCCGTCTCCGCTGTGAGTATTCACCACAGCCCGCATTTTTTTCTTTGTATCTTCGCCTGTCTTGTCTTGAACATTCAATGTCCCAGATACCGGACCACCTAGCGATGCTTGCCAGTTACCTCGCAATGTTCCTTCATCTACTGGCGTTTCCGTAATAATTAAACCGAACACATCGACAGAAGCCGATCGGATAGTCTGGTCAATATCTCGGCCAGTCTTTTCTGCGAACTCCTTAATATCTAAGCTGAAGCTCATAGTATAGATCCGTTCCAGATGGTGACAGGGTCGTTACGTTCATCACTTTGTATGTTTTAGTGGCGAATAGGCAATCATCCTCGATTAGCGGAGTGCCTCCGTTCACCTCCATAACCAACCGAACGTCATCTTTTTGGATTAGCTCACCATCAACTTCTGATTGACGATAATCAAAACGAACGGCTTTGCTAGTAAATTGCTCAGATGTGCCGCCGGTATAAGATCCGGTCGCAGGGTCAAACGTGGCTGATGCCGTTCTGCTGACAATGGCATCCTCGCCAAAGTTGGCTATTAATCTCCGAGCTGTTAGAACGATCGCGTTATAATCGAACATTACATCCTCGAAATCTGATCCATTGGAATTGTTATTTTCTTGAGCTGAGTGCTAATCGCAGGGGTCAATTTCTTCATGCCCGCTGCGGCAGAATAGGTGACTTGAATGTCCCCAATCTTTTCGCTAACAGTTTGTCGGTCAGAAGGATCTAACGCGAAATCGCCATCATCGATAGATTTAGTGATCTCAAAGATGGCGTTTTTAACTTGCTGTGGGATGGTATAAGCATCAATGGCATAGGTATCGATGACCACCTCAGTGCGAGGCCATTGCAATGGCTGTTCCTGTGACGCCTTGCGTCCGATGAAAGCTAGGTTCTCAAAGTAATCCATAGCCCGCAGGATATGTTGCTCGATATGTGACTGCTGATTGTGCTGGGTTATATCGATGCCTCTAGCATCTGCCCATGCGATGTAGTCAGTCCAACTCACATACGAATTCGCCCCGGCTACTCGGGTGCCATCTTCAATGACCAATGCCATGCGTTATTTCTCCGACCAGCCGCCTGCTTTATAGTTTTCGACCTCTGATGGATGAACCTCAGCCACCTTCCCCGATTCGTTGACCATTTTAACAGTCTTGGGCTTTGCTGGCTTGGCTTTTTTGTTTGTTTCTTTCTTTTCCATAACTACCTCAAGGGAAAAGGGGGCCGAAGCCCCCGATCCTTTTAGCCTAACAGAACAGCAATCGCGTCTGGCTTCCAAGCCTTAACGCCCCATGCCGCAGCGACTTCAATCATGGTCTTACGGTAGCCCTTATATACTCGGACTTCGAAAACCATCCCGCTGTGCGGGTCTTGAACAGTCATTGCGTCATCGGCTGCATCACCGGCTGCAGGGACAGCAGGTGCGCGGATAGCCAATTCCAAAGCTCGTCGGTGCATAGCAACGTTTGCAGTATAGCTACCGCCAACCGTTACCGCAGCGTTGTCAGCCAGAGCTACTCTCAAGCCGGGCGTGCCGATTGAGAAGCTGCCAGCAGCAAGCGCAGAGTTCACCACATACTTGTTCACTGAATCGCCTGCGAACGTCACAACGTCCCCAGCTAATACAGTGCCGCTACCAGTATCCACTGCGATGAGCGTGTCCTTCAATGCAGAAGAAGCGTCATTCAGAAGATAGCCGGTGCCGGTTCCAGCAGTGTGAGCCTTAACTTGGGCTGATTCACGAATGCCCAAACCTTGAAGGTCGAGCAAGATGCCTTGACGGAGCAAGCTGTCGTTACCAGAGGTATTAACCTGCTGGAGTTGAGCAAGCTGTCGAAGGTTCGTGCCAGCCAAAGTGTTGAGGATCAGTGAAGCCTGACCATCATTTGCAGGCATTCCGTTATCAACGAGGATTTGTCGCAATTCAGCAACATCGTTGAAGTTCGAAGCGAAAGGCGTGGTGCCAGCCGTTCCGAATGCACGAGAAGCGTTCTTATATGCTTCAGAAGCAAGGTCAGATTCGATCTCGTTGGTCAATGCACGCATAGCTTGAGTGATCTGATCACCATAAACCGTCTCAAAACCGATACCGTTGTTGAGGTGTCGGATATCTTCGCCAGTGTAGGGGATTTGAACCGCTCGGCTCTTGCTGATCGTCAGCGTCTTGTTGTCAACCGTTTGATCAGTTCCCTCGGGAATGGTCATAGATTCACTAACATCGATTGCTGATGATTCGCGAGTGAAGGATGCTCTGACCGTGTCACCTTTAGCAACTCGATCTGATCCATTAGCGTTGATCGTTGAAGCGGGGATAAAACCCACCAATTCACGACCAACAATGTCCGCTGCCTTATAAATATCGGCAGCCAAGTCTGTCAGTACGTTAGCCATTTGAGGCCTCCATTATTCATCGTAAAGTTTCCCGCCGTTTTCGAAGAACTGCTGCCTTTCGGCATGACTTAGCCCTTCAAATTCAGCGCGCGTTAGTTCTTTATTACGCGCTTCGGCCCTACCTTGCGCGCGGACGGCCCCACCGCCCTGAGCTTGACTGCCATCTACTAAAAACGGGTAATTGTTTTTGATAGATTGGGTCAAATCATCCAAGCTGCTGACTGTAAGTTGGCCACCTTCGTCAGTTACTCGAATTTCGTTATCAACAAGAGTCAGCCTCGAGCTGATCTGTTGCTGAAGTAATTTTGCCTTGTTAACATCTTTTGTCAATGTTGCGGC